ATACCTTGAGGGTGTTCATGCGTAGATTCTAAGCCCCCCTAGGTGTGCTTCGTCTTCTTGCCGTGGCAAGAGCGACATAGGACTGCGAGCAGGTGCTTGGGCACTACGGGTGACTGCCCCGGCTGCAGCGGCGTGATGTGATCCACCGTGAGGTCAGTCGTTGCCTTGCATGCGAAGCACCACGGGAACTCTTCACGCATCTCGCGGCTCAACTTGCGCCATGCAGGGTCAGCGTAAGGGCTGCGCCCAGTCGGGCCATAGCGTTCATGCTCGCGCTTCGTGACGATCTTATTCGCGCACGGCTGGCAACGGTTGCCGACGCGCTGCAAGATGCCGCAGCTCAGGCAAGAGCGGGCAAACCTAAGCGGCACTGGTGAACTCAGGCAGCGGCAACACACCAGCCACCACGAACGACAACGCCTCAGCGACTCGCTCACCCTCAGTGTCCCAGACCTTATCCAGCACCTCATACGCTTGCGAGCCAAGCACTCCGTCCAGTGTGCCGATGAGCCGCTCTAGTGCAGCATTGTGGATGTGCATCAGTTCGTGTGCAAGGATGCGGCGCTGACTCTCAGGCGTCTCCTTGAAGAAGTCGTTGCTGATGCGAATCGTGGCTTCCCATAGGTTCTCGCTCACCTCAATGTCAGCCCATGAGTCGTCAGCGGGGATGTCATTGCTGACCTTGATCGTCCACTGCGTGAGGTGCATGACGCCACGGTTGGCGTTCAGGTATGCAGTGACCTGCTCACGTTGGGAGATAGTCGCTCCCCGACGCTGGGAGGATGCAGCGCCGGGGAGGGGGCCGTCTACGAGAGACGGCGTGCGGCGATTGTATGGCATCAGTCCCACCTGTCAGGTGACGCCACACGCTTCGTGGCTGCATTGCTTGCCAGTGGCAACGGTGACGCTGGACGCAGCACGCAGGTCGCATCAGGGCAGCGAAGGACTTTCTCGCTGCCAGTGTCGCCACCCACGCACCAGTTGCAGAAGCGTCCGATGAGCATCTGCAGGCGGCGTGACTCTTTCTCAGCTGCAGTCATCTCGGGACGCTTGCGGCTCATGTATGGCTTGGGCAACTCCTCCCGCTCAATCCAGTCCTCCTGCTCGAAGGGCCCGTATGCCTGCGCGAAGATGAAGCAGAACTTCTCCGACGGTCGGCGCTCAGCCTTGGCGTAGGATCGGATCGTGCGCCCAGTGATCTTGACGCCGCACTCTCGCATGTGGGCGGCAACCTTCTCGCTGGCAACGACGGACGTGCTCCCGGGGTAAGACTCCAGCACGCGCTTGTTGATGACGTCAGGGCGCAGGCTCTTGCTCATGGCAACACCTCCAAGGTGATCGGCATCACGCCGACGGAGAGCGGCACGCCCAGCACTGCCCACGCCTTAGGGGATAGGTCAATGAGTCGCTCGTCGTTAGGGTCACGGCGCACGCCGTAGCAGGTGCACTCGTCAACAACGTGAACGACGACGCTCTTGCCAGTGAGCAGGCTCTTGATCTTGACGTCCCAACTCGTGCGCCAGTAGTGCTGCTTGTAGGCTCGGACGTCAGCCCCGATGGCGCCGTATAGGGTGATCCCAGCGCGGGTGTACCAGCTCGTCTGGTTGCCACGCTCAGCGTCGAACCATGTCGCAGTGCCCACGAAGTACCCCTCAGGCACGGCGGGCTGATCAGCCAGCATGCCCATGGCGTACGGCGCGAGCGGCTCCGACGTCGGCTGCGGATTCGTGAGTGGCGCCAGTACCAGCGCCAGTGCAAGTGCGATCTTCATGCCTTCTCCTCCCGCTGCTGCAGCAGCTGCACCAGTGTCTCCCAGTGGATGACGACCATGCGACGGGCCTTGATGCCTGAGCCGGGGGCGTCTTCCACTACCAGCGCAGCAACTTCGTCAGCCTTCGGCGTGAGTTCGTTGAGCCACTTATCGAACCGCTCACTGAACGCTCCGCCCTTCTTGGCGCTGATGATCAGCCCCAGTGCGCGCACGTCAGTCTTGCCGCCATACTGCCCGACGCGCTCACCAGCGAGTCCTGCTTCAGTCAACTCAGCAGCCAGCCGACGCTCCAGCCCATTGCCGCGTTGGCGGTTGTTCTTGCCCATGCGGCTGCGGGCTGCGTTCTTCTGGTCAATGTCAAGGTCACTCATGCGGCTCATGGTAGCGCCTGCCCTAGTGCGACGACCGTGAAGATGCTGATGCCGAACCACGCCAGCACGATGCCTGAGTTGGCTCGGCTGTTCGTCAAGCCAATCCACGCCATGCATAGCGCAATGAGTGCGTGCACGCCCATCAGGGTGATCACCATGCCGTCAATCACTTGACGCATCCCTTGTGACGCCAGTGCAGGCGCACGTTGCCCTTGGCGCCATTGAACGTGATGACCTTCACCCGGCTCGCTGGGAAGACGGGCTTCTTCGGATCAGCAACGGCGATGACCTTGCCGCACTCCGTGCAGTCAGTCTCTGTCCAGCGTGGGGGCAACGATGGCCCGCCGCGCTTCGCCTTTACTCCTGCCATGTCTGACCGTCCCGCTGGAGCATTGCGCCCAGCTTCACCATCATGGCGCCCATGGCGTTGCTGAGGGTGTCGGCTTCAACGGTCAGCGTCTGACCGTCATGATCCTCACACTGCAGGGTGACCTTGCGCGTCTCTGTGTCGATGCTGCAGTTGGCGTAGCGGAAGCCCACCATCTCCGCCATGGTTTCGAGTTCGCTCAGTTCGCTCATGCTTGAACCTCCATGCGTGCCGCTTCAAGGACGGCTGCGATGCACTCTGACGGACTCAGTGCCTGCGTGTCAAGAACTAGCTCGGCTTCCATGTCCCCAGCCTGTCGCTCCGTGATGTCTCGCTGCCACGGCTGCAGGTCGCCAGACTCCGGGCGAACCAGTCGCACGAAGAGCGTGTCTGGATACCACGCCGCAATGAAGGCCCGCTCAGCGTCAAGGCGCACGTCGTCCACCACGAACTGCGTGCTGCCTACTACGCCATCCTCAGCGCCCTGCTTCGTTCGTCGCAGCCACACCCGCATCCAGAAGAGTGAGTCCATCTCACGAAGAGCAGCGCCAATCTCCTGCAGCAGCTCACGCCCAGTCAGCAGGCAAGAGAGTCCCAGCGTCTGCTGGGGGTATCTCATAGCCTTGTCGAACTTGCCATACGCCATGACGGCGATCTCACGGATCGGTGCTGCAATGCTGGTGACTTCATAGCCGTGATGTTCCGAGAGCATCTGGCTCAAGGTCGTCTTGCCAGTGCCTGCCTTGCCAATGAACGCCACGCTCCTCATCCAACAATCCTCCTCAAGATTTCTCCCGCCTGTAAGGGGGTAGGGGGTTTCTCTCTCTCGCTCTTCTCTGTTCTCTCTCTAGAGCGTCCGTTATCCGTTAACCCAGCCGATTCTGAACGGCGCCGAGCAGTGAACGCAGCCTGACGTGCAGTCGATGTCGGGTCGATCTGATAGCGATGCCAGCCCGTAATGGCAACGATCCCAGCCTGATCTACCCCGAGCAGGCCCTTGTTGATCAGCCCGCTGATCGCCTTGCCGTAGTGGCTGCCGATGCATGCCTTCAGGTGCTCCCGGCTCTTGAAGATGCCGCCACTGCGCAGCTGTTTGGCTTCGCTGATGGCGATGATGAACGCCCTGAACTCCGTGTCAGTGAGCAGTGCGATCTTGTCGTCCTTGTGGGCGTTAGCGTCCCACTTGATCCAGAGTCCCATGTGATCCTCCGATGCTGGCGGGGGCGAGCCGTCCAGAGCCCGCCCCCATGTGATGACCTAGAACGGCAACTCGCTGAGGTCTTCTTCAGCGCGCACTGGCTCGCCGATCGGCGCAGCCTGAGCGTTCACCCAGTCGATGCTTGGCTTGCGCTTGCAGAAGGCCCCGTCAGTGCGCCCCGAGCATGCCCAGAAGGGTGCATACGGCTTGCCGCTAGCCTTTGATACGCCGCCGGGCTTCTTCGTCCACGGCTGCCCATGGTCGGGGCAGTTATCAGCGCCGAACATGTCCATGGCTGCCTTCAGCACCACGGTGTCATGCCCCTGCTGGGCTGGCACTGGAGTCTGAGGGAGGCTCATAGGCTTCAACGCTGGCAGCCCAACGCGCCCCGCTGCGGGCTTTTCCCCGCCGTACAAGTACCGAGCCACCCCGAAGAGCGATGCGCAGCGCCTAAGGGCGTCTGACGCGGCTTCTTTCAGTGACTCGCCAGAGCCGCCAGTCTCATACCCGAAGTCTTGACGACGGGCAACGGTGCCATCTGGGAAGCGGCACGTCAGGATGCCGACGACCGTGTTCGTGTCGCCGACTGGCTCAACGGCGAAGTCCCAGCCGTTGACGCCGAGCACCTCATCCAGCCGAGCTGCGACGGTGCGGGCGTCCACCCACGTCAAGTCCTTGCCCCCGGCACCAGTGCGGTGACGGATCACCTCAGGTGGGAAGGGTGCCGACAACGCGGCGAGAATCTCCGAGTGCTTGTTCATGCTCGCTCCTTCTTGGGGAAGAGTCCCCAGTCGTTCAGTTCTTCGATCGGCTTCAGCCACGCTGGAGCCCGACCGTTGCCGAAGTCAGTCTTCGGACTTGCCTTGAGTGCTTGCAACCCCTCAACGTCCAGCCAGCCCACGATGCGCTTGACTGGCCCGTTGCCAGTCACCAGCACATGAACCTGCTCACGCTGCTCATTAGGTCGGACGATGAGCCCATGCCCAGCCGTCCACTTCACCTCAACCCCGCCGAGCCACGGCACCTCCACGTCGGGCTCGCTCAGGTAGGTGTCGACATGACCTGCCCACGGCAAGTCAAGAGCGATGCATACTGCCAGTTCAGCAGCTGCGCCGTCAATGTGATTCTGCAGGCTGCGATCAGCCGACTGACCTGCACGCCCCTGCTGCCCCTTCGCCTTGCTGGATGCATCACGGGCAATGCCAACCTGCTTCGCTTGCGCCCACTCGTAGGGGTCAAGGATGACCGTCTGCTCAATCATGGAGCCCCCCGTCGTTGATGATGAAGCGCCGCGAGCCGGGCTTCACGTCCGTGTAGGTGGTGATCACTGACTGCAGGGCACCTGATGCCTGCGCGACCATCTTCCAGTCCGTGACTTCCGACGGGCGTGCCTGCTTCCAGTACACCGTCCAGCCGTTGCCAGCCAGCCCAGCCTTCTCGCCGATGGCCTCCTTGATGATGATCTCGAGCGAGCCCTTCTTTTGCTCCAAGAAGTGCAGCTCAGTGTTCGTCTCACGCAACTGGGCGTAGACGCGCTCCAAGTCTGCCGTCGCCTCCACGAACTCCTGCGAGCCCTGCGGGGTGGCGATGGCGAAGGCTTGAGCGTCTAGCGCCTCCAGCTGCGGCGGCGTCTTAGAGTCCACGGCTGCCAAGAACTCCATGGCGCTGCGCTGAATCTCAGCCCAGAGCATCGGGTCAAACTGCACCCGCTCAATCTTGAACACCAGCCCGCCGAGCAGGGCGACGACGTCGCACCACTCAGCGCCAACGACGCCCATCTGAGTCTGCACTTGGATGGTGACCTCAGGCGGCACGGGCCACATGCTCCAGCGCGGGCTTGCTGACGTCTTGATCTCCACGATGCCCTTCGGCTCGCCGACGATCGTGCGATCCAGCGAAGCCATGAGCCGGGGCTGCGCCTTGAGTCGGACGATGCCGTTTGACTTGCGCAACTTCACGCCGCGCTCCTGCTCGTAGTACTGCCCGACGGCATCCTCAAGGATGACGCCACGGTTGGCAGCGGCTCCGACCTTCTGCTCTGGCGTTGCGCCAGTCTTCTCAGCCCAGAGCTGGTAGGGCGTCTTGTACGGGCTGACGCCCATGACTGCCGCCATGTCTGAGGCCCCCAGCCCCTGACGTCGCAACTCCAGCCACTCAGGGCTGCGCTGCGGTGCCTTGACGAACTCGAACTTCTTGCTCACTGAACCTCCTGCCGTGTCTTCTTCAACGCCGTGACTGCGGCGCTCAGTTTCTTCTTGGCTTCCGCCAGTCGCTCCTTGTCTCCCGTGGTGTAGATGTCAACGACCTTCTTCCAGTGACTGACATTGCAGTCGGCGCAGAGCCGTTCAATCAGCCCCGGCTTGACTTCTGTCTGCATTTGACGCGCGCAGATGACGCACTTCCACTTGATCACTTCTTGCCCTCCTTCTTGCGGTCAACCTTGGCCCACCCTTCGCCCTTGAACTGAACGCTGCTCGGGCTGATCTCCAGCTGCATCCATGCCCCGCATCCGTCGCAGCGCGGCACTACGGGCTGGAAGCCCGTCTGCAGTCGCTCCTCAGTGATGCAGCAGGTCATGCAGAAGAAGACGTAGAGCGGCATTACCAGCGCCCCGTTGGCGTCTTGCGCGGCTTGCGCTGACGGCGCTCTTCGAGTCGCACGCAGTAGGAGCACTCGCCGCACACTGGCGCGTTCGGCACCAGTGGACGCTCGCACTTGCCACACATGAGCACTCGAACGCAGGGGCGGTGCTTGCCGATGCCGCTGATGTCCCCCGGCTTGCATAGGTCAGCGATCATCAGAACCCCCTCACCAGCGCCACCACGATGATGATGGCGATGCAGACGACGATGGTGACGTCGCTGCGCTTGCGCGCTTCAATGCGCTCCTTCGGCTTGTAGAAGCTGGTGATCGTCTTCGGATCACTGGCGCGGTTGATTCTCACGATGCACCTCCAACGACTAGCACGATGTAGATGCACGCCACGAAGATGACGTACCCGAGAAAGTCCTTGACTGCGTTCATCACTTCACCTCCAGAAGATTCTTGCGCCCCTTCGTTGGGACGTAGCACTTGGGGCAGACGGCGATGAGGCCCCCCTGCTCGTTCTTCACCACGAGCAGATACCCGTGGCGCGCCGATACTGGGCAGAGATTGAAGAAGGCGCTCATCAGCGCACCGTCGCAATCGCGTCTTCAAGCAGCTCAGCGGTGAACGTGTCGCCCATCTTCTCGAAGGCAGACGCGGTGACGCTGGCTTCAATCTTGACGCTGCGGAAAGTCTCCAGAGTTGGAACGATCTCCTTGATGCGCCCAGCCCAGAAGGCTGCGTCTTCGTTAGCTGGATTCAAGAGCACGCCGTCAGCGATGCTTTCCAGTGTTGCCTTGATCTCCCGGAGTGTTGCCTTAGCCATTGTGACCTCCTTGCCAGTCGCCCCGCATGGGGCTGTCTTGCCTGACTTCGTAATCCTACACCTAACGGTTTCAGCCCGTCAACCCCCCTCCAAGGAGTCAAGGGTGCCGTCCTTGGCAGCCTGCACCACCACGCTCAGGCACCCCTTGCACACGCCTTGGCTGAGCACCCAGTCCACCCCGTGGGCGCCCGTGTTGACGACCGTCTCCCCGTAGGCGTACACCTGCCCCATCTCTCCGCAGACGGGGCAGATGCTTGCCGTAGCCTCAGGCTTTCGCGGCATCCAGTCGCACCAGATACTCGGCGGTCGGGCCCTCCTTGCCGAAGAAGAGCGCCCACTGCGCGGGCGTGCCAGACGCTGCCAGCCACTCCTGCGCGTAGCGGTTGCTGCTCTCAATGCTGGCGTTGCCCCAGCAGGTGTGAGCACCGTCGCTCAGCACCAGTCGGCTTGGCGTGTGCCAGTGACCGTAGAAGAGGAAGTCGAACGGTTGCACTGATAGGTTCCAACCTTGCGCGCGCTTGGCGATCGCGTAGAACGGAAGCCCGAAGGCGCCGCCCTTGAACTGATCACCGTGCACCAGCATGGCGCTCTTGCCCCCCGGCAAGTCCAGCACGTCATACCAGTGACGCCCACCCAGCGTGAGCGACTCCTTCCAGTCAACGCGCTTCTCGCCCTTCAAGTGCTCGGCTGCGATGCGATAAAGAATCGCGTCAGCGTTGCTCTCGTTGGAGTGATCGCCGAATCGTCCGAGCCGTCCATGGTTGCCGATCGCACCACGCACGGTGACCTTCGGAGCGAGTGCTGCCATGGCCCGCACGAACTGCGCAAGCATCCCAGCACCCTCAAAAATCTGCACATACAAGCCGCCGCGCTCTACTTCATAGGCTTGGCTTGGGAAGATGTTGCCGTCCGACTCCACGAAGTCGCCGAGCAACACGCAGGCGATCTCCTTGACGGGGACGCCGTGCAGTTCAATGAGGCGCTGCACCTTCGTGGCAAGCAACTCGATGCGAGCCTTCGCCACGTCAATGCTGTATGTCTCCGAATACTTGCCGAGCTGCCAGTCTCCCAGCAGGATCACCAGCGTCTCGCCTTCGCCCTTCTTGCCTGATGCCTTCGGCTTCGGCACGGCTGGGATCGTGACGCTCAGCGCGGCATCCTTCGCCGCCTGATAGACGGCTGCGACTAACTCCTCACGGGCAGCGTCACGCTTCGCCAACTGGCGGAGTGCACGCTTGTGGGCGTCAGTGACTTCTTGAAGCCGCTGCTCCATCTGCAAGTCGTCGCTCATGAGTTGCACGCGCACTCGCCACGGCGGTGCCGGGCGATCGTCCAAAACGAGACGGTGAAGCCGCGCTTCTCAAGCCATGCGGTCAACGCCTTGGCGGTGATGGCTGGATCAGCCAGCCCCTTGTGCAGCGTCTCCCAGTCGTCACCCTCAAGGTGCACGCTGGTCATCCCGCAGGGTGGGCCCTTGCGGGGCTTGCTCAGCGCCCTGAGCTCTTCGAGTCCGTCCATGTGAACACCTCCAACTGCTTGCTGCACCTGCTTGGGTGCCTGCTCGCAGCCTACACCTGCTCTTGTGTCAGGTGTATGGCGGGGTGTGTGTTTAGTTTTTTTCCTTGATTCCGAAGGCGGTGTTCTTCGGGTCAAGATACTTCACGAGTACCTGCAGCCCAGAGGCAAGCCCAGCCGACACCACGGTGCGGAAGTCGCCGCCGTTGATGTCGAGCAGTGGGATGCCGAGCCCGAGCGCCACGGAGATGCTCACGGTGACGAAGGTTCGGACAAACTCAATGAGGGCTTCGTCGATGCCCGTGTTGTCCTTGATGTATCGGAAGAAAGTCATCATCTTGGCTGGTGCTCCTTGTACCTTGGCAGCCGCAGCCGCTGCACCACTTGCAGCATTGAGCGCCCTCCCAGCCACTGCTGCGAAGTCTACCTTGCCGAGAGCCTCAAGCTGCGCATCCACGGCGCTGGGCTTCTTAGGCTCGGGAGTGGTGGACGCGGTGGGGAGTTGCACCCCACGTGTTGGCTCAGGTGCCACTTCTGGCGCCGCTGCCACTGCTACTCGCGCCCCTGCGTTGACTGGTGCTGCGACTGTCTCAGGCACTGCGACTTGCGCGGGTGCCGGGGCCGCTGCCTTCTTGGGGTAGGTGACGATGAGCAGCGCCTTGTAGTCGGCTGTCAACTTGCGCGCCCGCATCTTCGACTTGACGATGGTGTGCAGTTGCGACTCCGAGAGTTGCACGCCGTACTTCTCGGCGGCAATCTTCTCATCACGGGTAGGGCATGCCCACTGCCAGCCGTCTACGTCGTCATACCCTGCAGACGTCATGTGACCGTAGCCAGCCTTGATCTTCTCAGGGGCGTTCTTCGTCCACCACTTCACCCAGCGATCGTGCCACGCGCTGATGCGAATCTCGGGCGGGTAGCCGATCGGCTGCTGCACCCACACCATGAGGGCGGCGCCAGCCTTGGCGGCGGTGACGGCATCCTCCCAGCTCTTCGCGTAGCGGGCCTTCCCGCCAAGGTGCGCGATCACCTTCACGGCTTCGGCGAGACTGCCGCCGTTGTCGGAGACTCCCTGCACGTCCTTGCGCCCCGTGACCTTCTTCTCTGCTGCGACGCCATCGGCGCTCGAGTAGTCGACTTCATACCCGCTCGCCCATGAGACGGCAGCGGCGCACGATGACCATGTGCAGTCGTCAAGGATTTGCTTGGCGCCCTTCAGTTGGGCTTCAGCGTCGGAGTAGAGTTGCGACTTGACGCGGTACTTCACGCGGTCAGTTCTTTCTTGATGAGCACTGCAACGGCTCGCCCTGCGGCATCGTGGCTCAGTGCGGCGCTAACTGGGAAGCCCTCAGTGGCGCCTTCGGCATAGTCGTTGCCGTCTTCTGCGCGCTTCCATAGGGTGCCGCCGTAGGCGCTGTTGTTGTCGTTCGGCACCAGTGCAACCCACTCGCCCGGAGCCGTCTCAATGCGAGTCCAGCCCTGCTCGTGAATCTCTTCAATGTGATCAGCCGTCGTCATGTTTACTCCCCGCCCCAGCGTAGGGGCCCTGTCGCTGCCCACAATCCGAGCAGCACTAAGATGCAGACGCCGACGAAGTCACGGGTGCTGCCGTCGGGCAACACGATCCACGCAATCAGCATGCCGAGCCACGTCCACGAACTTGCCGAGATGTCAAGTGCGATGTCCTTCAGGAGTTTCACTGCTTGCCCTTTCGTGACCCTCCTGATGACGCAGCACCAGCCGCCGCTGCACTGGCTGCCGCAACGGCTGCCTGCGCGAGCTGCGTGATGATCACTGCGGGGATGATTGTAGCGGCTGCTTCTTTCTTCTCGGCTGGCGTAATGTCGTGTCCAAGATCGGCAACGAACGCAGCGGCTTCGCCGACGGCTGCGACTGCTTCGCCGACGGCTGCGCTGACGGCTTCGGCGACTGCCTCAGCTGCAGCCCCGGGGTCAATCACCAGCGGCTCATCCGATGGCGACGGGGACGGCACTGGTGAGGGCTCCTCAGAAGGCTCTGGCAGGGGTGTTTCCGCCACGCTGGGGCTTGGCGAAGGCGGTTCTGGGGTAGGAGTCGGGGTCGGCGTAGGCGTCGCCGTAGGGCTCGGCGCTACGGTTGGCGTAGGAGTAGGCTCAGGAGTAGGACTAGGGCTAGGGCTAGGTTCAGGAGTAGAAGACGGCGAAGGCTCCACTGATGGCGATGGCTCGGGCGTCGGCTCGGGTGTGGGAAACGGGTTCGGAGACGGTTCAACACTTGGCACCTCAGGGCTGGGCTCCACACTTGGGAGCGGGGTTGGCACGGCTTCCGTGGTAAGCCACTCAGTCGGCACTACGCCGTAGCCTGAGGGGCTGCCGTAGTCGAGTCTGGCGCACGCTCCGCCGCCCCACTCGAACATCCACACACTGATCGGCTGGGAGACTCCCGCCTGCATCTGGGTGAAGCCTTCGTTCGCGCCACTCCAGTGCCCGCCGCAGCCGTGGAAGTTCCAGTCATTCAACGCCACGAAGTCGCCAATCGTCATACGCCAGCCGTCGTCGCTCCAGTTGAGCCACTCCCATGCGCCCGACTCTGGCACCGTGATCCAGCCAGTGAAGTGCACCATAAAGAAGTCGGCGGGGCAGCCTGCAGCTGAAGCGTCGCCGCCCCACATGAAGTCAATGTTGGGCACGATGCCGACGAAGCAGGGCTCACTAGTGGGCGCCGTTTCCCACGGGCCAGTGCCGACGATCACCTCCGGGTAGACGGTCATCGTCAGCCCCTGCTGGGGTTGATCCTGAGCCAACGCTGGCAGCGTGCAGAAGAGCATGGCGGCAGCCACGAGCGGGATGAGTACGCGGCGCACTACTTGCCCTGCTGTTGAAGCCACGCCAGCAGCGCGCCGATTCCCCCAACTCCCAAGAAGGCGCCGATCGCCTTGAGCACCGTGAGCCCGCCCTTCATCTGGTCAATCTCTGACTGCAGGCGGTCAATCTTGGCGCTCTGAGCGTCTAATCGCTCAAGGATGGCGTCGGCTTGGCTGCGCGTCATCGTGACTCCAGCGCGGCAAGCCGCTCTTCAAGGTCGTTCACGCGCGCGAAGAGTGCAGCGATCAGAGCCGTTGGGTCAAGCGTCTCAACGCGCCCATCAGCGTCATAACCGACTGCGTGAGAGAGTCCAGTGGCAAGCACTTCTTCAGCGATGAATCCAAGTCGCGTCTCGCCAGCTTCATCTGGGATTGTGCTCTCGTAGTGGCGTGGCTTGATCTTCTTGGCTGCTTCAAGGACTGCTGCGTCAGCGTCAACGATGTTCGTCTTATAGCGCGCGCTGGATGTGTTGCGGCGTAGCGTGTAATCCGTGCCAGAGTTGAGCACCCAGATGGCTGCGTTCGTGGTGTTCGTTGTTGTTGGGATTGCAGTCGCCCTGAAGCCGTCTGCCTGACAAGTTGCGCCGACTAGCAGTGAGGAGCTGACCGTTGTGTATGTGCCGTCGTCGTCAATAAATCGAGTGACCTGCCCGCCTGGATAGAATCGTGAGGCGACAACGTTGCAGTAGCCGCTCTGGTCTGCAGTCAACATGTTGAGACGGCCACTGCCGCCGCCGCCTTGGATTGCTCCACCAGTGACGCCGTCGCCAAACACGATGACTGCGTTGCCGACCGCTGCGCCTGTCTTGATGCTGATCGGATACGCCGAGCCAGTAGGTGACTCGATCTTCAGCACGTTGCTGCTGCTGGTAATGCGCGCAGGCGCGAACGATGCAGACGATGTATCGGTGATGTAGAGGCCCTGATCACCACGGTGCAGGCGGATCTCTGCGATGTCCTGCGTTGTCGTTCCTGAAGTCGTACCAGTTGTTGCGATAGTCAAGGTCACATAGATGAAGGCTGCGTCAGACGGTGCAGCAGAGTTGAGCGGCGTAGTATCAACCGATAGCAGCGTTGCCCCTGTGCTGATCGTTTTGCTGTCGCCAGTGCCTGTCGTCGTGAGGTCAATCGTCGCCCAAGAGTAGGCAAGAGTGACGCTGAAGTTCGTTCCAGTTCGAGTGCCAAGAAAGGCTTCAGGGATAAAGACGAAGGCACGGTCACGGCTTGCTGGCACTGGGATGTATCGCGTGATCTTGGCGCTCTTGCCAGTCGTTGTTCCATCGGTGATGCTCCAGCGCAAGACATACCCTGAGCCTGCCCCAGCGTCAGCTACCAGCGCGCAGGTAATCGCGCCGCTGCTGCTCGTATCCGTGAACGTCCAGTAGGGAAGGGCGTTGTCGGCGGTGATCGTTGCCTCAGCATCTGCAGGTGGGATGGCGAACGAACCGTTCGCAACCCCGGCTTGGATTTCCCTCAATGCGGCACTGCCGAAGAGCAGCGCACTCTCGCCCTGACTGTCGCCGTTGATGAGCACCGCACCATCTTGTGAGATAACGCTGCCGCCAGAGTTGGCAAGTTGCTGCTGATCGCTGCCGTATTTGTCTACCATGTCTTACCCCTGCAAGAACTTCTTGAGCGGGTTGCGTGGCGCCCGCTCACATGTGATGTCATACACGCGGATCATAGAGCCCGGCTCAAAGGACATGCTCAGCGACTCGATGCGATAGAGCCCGCCAAGTCCAAGGATGTTGACCGTGTTGCCGCCGATCGTGGTGCTGTCGTTGATCTCGACATACTGCCCCGCTTCCCAACCATCCTGCAGCGCGTAGGTGCTGGCGCCTGTCTGGCGGTATCCCTTTACGAAGCCGTATGGGTTGTTCGTCGGGTCAGCCCCACGAACGGTGAACGTGATGCTGCGTTGCGGCGCGGCGCGGTTCGTGTAAGTGTCTGTCCCGAAGTAGGTCTTCGCGTATCCCGTGATCTTGTCGCTCCAGTACACGCCGCCGCTGGCGCGTGGCGGCATGGGCGTCACGGTGACGATGCCCTCAGGGCGTGGGCCATTGCGCGTCGTCATGCCTGCACCATTTGGCGCCGCCTGATCGTAGACGCGGGTGTACGGGTCTTTCACCGTATAGGCGCCGCCGCTGATCTTGGCGTCGGCTTCGCTCCATGACGTGTTCATCATGAAGCGGGTCTTCTTGACGATGGCTTCGTGGTCAAGGTTGACCTGCAGGTTGCGCACTTGCAGCGTTGCAGCTGCTGACGTAGAGCCGTACGGCGAGTACGTCGGCGTGGTGACAATCCTGAACGGAGCCGTGGCGTACGTCGGAGTCGCAGTGCCGAGTCGGGCGTAGTTGATTCTCCCGCTCGGCGCCACCCAGTAGCGGCGCTCTTCTCCGTCTACGGCTTCGGCTGCCTGCTTGATGGTGTCAAGGCATGCGCGCAGCGTGCCGGGCACCATGAGCAACTGCCCGACGTTGACGGCTGTCCCCGTGTAGGCGGGCGTGGTGTTCGTGTTCACGATGAGCCTGTTGGCGGTTCGCCCGCTGGTGCCAGTGCTGAACGCCATGGCTGCGTCAGCCTTGGCGACTAGGTCAGTCACACCAGCCTGATCCGTGCTGCTGCCTGATCCGATGAGGAAGTTGCCCGTGAAGTCATGTTTCGTGCCCGTGACCAGTCGCCCCTTGTAGACAATGATCTTGTCAAGGAAGGTGGACGCAGCTGCAGCCGTGACGGTTGCGCGCGTGCCAAGCCCGCTCTCGGCGAGTTCAGCCTTGATGCTGGTGATGTATCCCAAGAAGGTAGTCGTGCCGCTGACTTGGAAGCGCACGCGCGCGTTGTCATAGACGCTGCCTGACTTCCACCATGGCCCGCCCGCTGGCGTCTTTACCTGCACCACGTCGAACGATAGGGCTCCGCCGTTGCCGTTGGCGTCTTGCGTTAGGTCAACGCTCTGAGGGTCAACCCATGGCGTCGTTGGGCTTGCAGTTGAATAGTCGTCAAGGATGTTGGCGCCGCTGTTTACTCCATCAACGATGATGGCGAATGGGTGCGTCGCCATGGCTTAGCGTCCCGGTGAGGTGGTGTCAATAATGCGCCCGAGTGAGTCGCGCACTACACCGTCAACTGATGTCCCGCCGATTTCAACCGTGAGATCGGGCGATCCCCATGGCCCGAAGTTGAAGTTGCCATTGCCGCCCGGGGTTGGAGCGACGCCAGACGGCATGCCGCCGATTCCAAGCTGACGCAGGATGAAGTCCCACGCAGTCTGGTTGACCACGTCAGCCTGAGGGCCACTGAAGCCGGGGCCATCTGTTCCGCCCACTCGCAGCTTGGATTCAACTCCCGCTGCTTTCTCAGATGCCTTCAGGAAGTCTTGAATGCCCTTCACCAGTGAAATCATGGCGTCCACGATTCCGTTGATGATGTCCATGAGCCCGCTGAGTGCAGCGCCGATCAGCTGCACGGCAACGGCGAGCGGGCCCTTCCCGTCGCCCCAGAGCGTGCCGACTAGGTTGCCGAGTGCCGTGAGCAGTCCATCTGGCCCTGTCAGTTTCCCGATAAAGACGCCGACCTTGTCGCCCAAGTCCTTGAAGATGGGCCCGACCACCTTGCCGACTGAGTCAAACACGCCGCCGGGCTTTGTCATGTTGGTGATGTTGTCCTGAATCATTGGCCCGAACGTATCGGCGAGCCCCTTGCCAACGTCCATGACAATCGGCGCAACGACGTCGAACGCCTTGCCCAAGGCTGGCAGTGCAGTGGTGTTCAAGAAGTCCAACCCCGCGTTGGCGATCGGCAAGAACTTCGCGCCGAAGTCTTCCATGATGTTGTTCAGTTTCAGTTGCGCCTTCGTGAACTTGCCGCTGGTAGTGTTGGCTGCGGCTTCAGCTGCGCCCTTGTATTTCTTGAGCACTGCTTTCAACACGTCAAACCCCTTGGCGCCCTTCTTGACTTCTACGCCAAGCCCCTTGAGTCCCTTCGTGTTGCCCTGATACGCTTTGCCAACGAGTCCCGTCGCTTCTTCTAGGCTGATGTTCTTTGCTGCAGCGACGTCGGCAGCCACGTTCTGAATCTTGAGAGCGTCATTGAAGTTCTTCGTGAATGATGTTGCGGTGATAAGACTCTCACGCACCTGATCATCAGCGATGGCGAGATTCTCCATCTTGGCGATCTGATTCTCAACAGCTGCAGCGTTGGCGTCCGTGAGCATGCCGCGCTGCTTGAGAATCCCATTGAGTCTGGCGACCTGTTTCTCCTCATCCGCCGCTGCCGCAGTGGCTGCGATGGTGAAGCCTGCGACTGCCGTGGCGATGCCGATCGCGCCAAGTGCTGCGCTCTTGAGCCCGTCGCCAACCTTGGAGCCGACGTTCTTGAGAGTGCCCAAGCCCTTGCCGATCGTCTTCAAGCTTGGCGTGGCTTGGTCGATCGCCTTGATGACTAGGTTCATGACGCCCTTGTTCATGTCAGCCCTTTCGCCCCCTGTATTTGATCTTCCCAGATACGAACGCCAGCACCGTATTGTTCAGCACTTCGATGGCCCGAGACTGCACGCTTGGCTCAGTGACTGCTTGCTTGACGAAGTCTCGCCCGCTGATTGGCTTGACGTTGATCCTACCCCGTGCCTTCGTCCTTCTCGTGCCAGATGTGCCACTCACCACAAACCAGCGGTACCATGCGCCCTTCATGTCGCCCCGGCTCTTGCCAGCGCGCACGCCAACGACGGCGGCTGGGCGGTTGAACTTCGCCTTGCGCGCAGCGACTGCACCCTTCAGGCGTCCAGTGCGCACGGGAGCCTTCGCCTTAACTGGCTTCACCATGGTGCGTGCAGCGTTCAACGTGGCGAGCTGCAACATAGCCTTGAACTTTTTCGGGTTGCTTGATTCCATGAAGCCAAGGCGCACGTCGTCAATAGACTTCAACGATTGCGGAGTGACGAAGATTCTGACCTTCTCATTACCTTTTGGCGCCACGCTTCACGTCCTTCGGCTGCATCTCGGCGTAGAGTGCCCACGCTTTCAAGACGGAGTGTAGCGGCGCTTCTTCAACTTCCCAAGGAAACTTGCCGAACTCCTTCGCCAAGATGTGGAAGATGATCTCAGGGCTCGGCTTGACTGATTGCCCAAGGCTGATCTGCCGGGCGGCAAGCCTTACTCTTTTGGGAGTGCTGCCGCCTGCGTGATGAACTGCGTGGCTGCGTTTTCAAGTGCCTGAACTGGGGCCTCAAGCGGGTCGCTCGTTGGCTTGCCGTCAAGGTCACTCCAGCCTTCCACGCTGAGGATCATCTTCGTGTACGCCTGAAGGCGTGTCGCCATTGACTCGCTCTCAAGGTCGATCAGCACTCGCGCGCTGATGCGGGTCAACGGGCGGAAGATTGCCGTCCAGCCCGTGAAGTCTCCGTCTAGGTGAACGATCACGGGATCAGTTGCAGTGCCTGCCATTTGCTCCTCCTCCCCGCTAGGTGCGGGCTACTTTATGGACGCGCTGAGAGTGGTGAATCCACCCAGCAGAGAACCGAGTTCGTGCCGTTGCTGGCGAGCTGCAGAGTTGCAGTATTCAGGATGAGCCCGTCGCTCTCGGAGCCGATCACTGAGACGGACTCAAGGATGCCGCAGACGTTGGCAGTGAAGCCGTAGCCGTTGGCGTCTACGCCGTACACCTGCACGAACTTAGTGGTGCCGATGTCGGCAACTGGGAAGGTGCTCGTGGCGGCGCTGTTCGATGCGATCGTCAACTCAAGCGTGCCGTCCAGCGCGCCCGTGTAGGCGACGCCGCCAGCGTTCACGTTCGTCGTTGAGCCGTTGAGAACCTGCAGCGGGGCAGCGCCCGGCATCAGGCTCAGGCTCCAGTTGGTGATGTAGCTGGAGTAGGCGCTGGCACCCGTGCCCGCCTTGTCCGTGATCATGGTGCTCTTGGTCTTGAGTCCGAAGAGTCGCCCCGGCACGAAGTACTGCGTGGCGAAGGCGGCGGTGCTGGTGTCGTTGGTGCTGCTCAGTGCGCGCCCTGCCCATGTGGTGCCCATCTGAAGAAGGCCCGACTGGTCGGCGCTCAGGGTAATCTCAGTTGGCACGCAGCCGTCGATGATGAACTTCTGCACGCCGTCCGTGACGTAGAGCGAGTACGTCTTCAGCGTGTCAACGTCCGTCTGGCTTGGAGCGTATGCCCAAGTGTACGGGCCAGCGCCCGACGGGGTGATGGTGGCGAGTGAGTCGAAGACGATTGGCAGCGTGCGGAGTGACGCAGGCGCTTCGCCGAAGGTGACGACTGGAGCCTTCGCGGTGATGGTTGCCGAAGCAGCCACGCGGCGTGGGCGGATGCCGACGCTCTTATCATCAGCCAAGTCAACGACAACGCCCGGGTCAACGATGCCGACGATGTCTGTGTGGAGCAGCTCGCCTGCTGAATCGCTGAACGTGGCAGGGGTGCCGTAGACGTCGCTCTTGACGACGACCTTCGTGAACGACTTGGCGCCTAGGGTCACTGCCACGATTTACTCCTTCTCTTGGGTTGTCGCCGTCTTGGCGTTGGGCTTATTGTCTACGATTTCTACGAGCCCGCTGGCGTGCAGCGATGTGGCAACTGCGGCGTCCAGTTCGACAACGTCGTCAGACGCTGGGAGGTAGGGGTTGCCCTCAGCGCGGGGCTGAACAACCTTCACCAGTAGCGTGCGAAGCGTATCAGGCACTGACGTTTACTCCCTCAAGAATACTCACCTGCAGCTCAGCCGTGATCGTGAGATACGTCACGTCGCTCCATGTGTCAGTGCCAATGGTAGTGCTTGCAACGATCGCCTGAGCCACGCCCGCTGTGTTCAGTTGCACCTGCCCGTCGAAGACGCCGCGCAGCCAAGTCCGCCACGTCAGGAGGTCTGCGTACTTGCGAGCCATGTCCGCCTGATCCTGCGTGTAGATGGTCACGCTGACCGTCAGCACGGTGGTGCGGCTGCCACCCGTACCGTAGCTGATGGAGTCGCCGCCGGGGATGCAGACGGCTGCAGGCACCACGGCGAGATTGTCGGGCGGTGTGGCGTGTGCTGCTCGGAGGCTGTAGCCTGCTGGCGGGTTGACGCTGCGCAGTCGTTCAGCGACTGCTTCGTGGATGGTCAGGTCAGTCACTCTGGGGCCTCCTCAGGCATCCGCTCATTCTTGCCGATAATCTCGCCAGTCTCTGCGTCTCGGACGATCTCGGTGAGCATACCAGTCTGCTCGTCTAGGTAGGCTGGCTCAGTGATGACTGGCATTAGGATACCTCCGCAAAGAAACCGCCCAAGGTGCCGCTGGCTCCTCCTGTTGATGGTGTCGAAAGATCAGATTCGCTCGTGTCGTTGTAGACCGCGGTGCCAGTTGCAGCGTTCGCTGTGGTAGCAAATCTGGTCGTTGCCGTCAGAAGCGTTGCAGGCGTGGACGCTACCTGAATAACCGAAAGGAAGTATTCGGTGCCAGCAGTCATTGTGTAAGTTGCAGGGTAGCCACCTGTCGTATCAAGCGCACGAGTGTACTTGGTGTTGGCTGCGGCAAAGATTGATGTGTCTGATGCGGTGCGAGCGACGAGTGTGAAGGTCGTGCCGCTGCGCGTATAGATGCCGAAGCGAATGAGTGTTGGCACCGAAGCCGTGTTGCTAGACGCGAAAGCAATGTTTGTCACGGTGAAATCTCTGTGCGGAATGATTCTGCTGTGAACGATTGTTCCGCTTGCAGGAGAACTAGTAGCCGTAAGCACGAATCTTGGAACAGTAGCAATAACTCCAGCCGCACCAAAGGTGTACGCCTCCCACCCTGCCGTGGCAATGTCATACGCCTTCTTGACGGCAGTTGGCGTAGCGGCAAGCACGCTGCTCGTAGTGCTGACCGAATCGCTGAGCTGCACCACGCCAGCCGCTGAAGTCGATGCAGAACTGACGCTGAGGTTGGCGCTTGTGCTCGTGCCAGCGTTTGTCAGTGGCGCATTGACTGCGACCACGCCAGATGGGCCTTGTGCGCCAGTTGCTCCAGTCGAACCTGTAGAGCCTGTGTCGCCCTTTGCTCCTTGAGGAATCGTGAAGTCAAAGACGGCTGCGCTCGATGTGCCGCTATTCGTGACGCTGGCTGAAGTGCCAGCAGCGCCTGTCGTCGTTGATCCAGCAGCAATGGTTGCAGCTGCACCAGCGTTGCCGGTGTCGCCCTTATCACCCTTCGCGCCAGTGGCACCTGTCGCCCCGGTCGCGCCTGTTGCACCAGTAGCGCCCTGAATACCCTGCGGGATGGTGAAGTTGAACACTGCTGCACTTGATGTTCCGACGTTCGTGACTGATGCGGAAGTGCCTGCTGCGCCCGTGGTGGTGCTGCCTGCTGCAACTGTAGCGGCTGCACCTGTAGCACCCGTGTCGCCTTTGTCGCCCTTGGCGCCCGTGGCACCAGTAGCACCCGTGGCGCCAGTAGCACCAGTCGATCCAGTGGCACCTACGTTGCCCCTAGGGATAGTGAAGTCCAGCACTGCTGAAGTAGACGTGCCTGAGTTGACAACGCTTGCGGAGGAGCCTGCAGCCCCGGTTGTCGTTGATCCAACGGCGACGCTGACGACTGTTGGGCCAGTGGCGCCCTGCGGGCCTGCGGCAGCAACCTCAACGGTCTGGGTGACTGGGGTCAGCGTCACCGTCTGATTGTCCTGCGTGACCTCAACGATCTGTTCGGTCTTCGTGACCGTCACGCTCATCGCGTCACCTCAGGCGAGACAGTCGCAGCTCCTTCCAATAGTCGAGTAACGACGCCACCACCTGAAACAAGTTCCAAGTCCCAGACGCCAGCCCACGGCGCAGTCAGCGCAGCGGTGACCGTGGCAGATGCGGTGATCGCAATGGTGCCAGCGGCGCCGCCCAGCGTGATGCCTGAGCTGCTCGTCAGGCTGAGGATGGTGCTGGTAGCGTCATAGGCTGAACGCACCTGCATGCGAGCCGTGTATCCCGTCAGGTTGATGACTGCTTCGGTGGAGTCCTTCCACGTCGCAGTCAGCGAGAGCGTTGCGCCCTGCTTGATCTCAAGGTCATAGCGGTTGCCAAGTGCCATCAGATTGCCAAGCCTCCCCGTAGTCGATAGGCGTCAAGCAAGGCTCGGGCTTCAGGGTGCAGGGCTGCGCTCATGCGCAACACGCCGCCAAGCGATTCGCTCCCGACGGCGCCGAAGGGTGCAGTGCGACTGGCGAAGATGGCACCACACTGGATCAGGGCTGCCTGCTTCACTGCTGCTGGGACTGAGGGCCAGCCGAAGGTGCCAGTGACCTTGACCTCAAGGTATCCCGTCGGGAAGTTCAACTGCGCACTGCTGAACGGGCTGACGTCGATCTCCGTGTATGGGCGGGAGTCCAGCGACGCATTGCGTGGTGCCAGTACGTAGTCAGTCGATGACCACGTCTGGGAGTAGGTGCCCGTCCCGTTGATGTCCGTCGCCAGCGCGCTGACGGTGACGATCGGATCAGTCAGCACGAAGTCCCAGCGGCTTGCCGTGTAGTAGCGCGTCTGGCTGGACGTGACGCCGAACCCAACCTTCGTGTCAACGTAGTTGTTGATGAGTTGGTCAGCAGCGTCAAGGCATGACTGGATGGCACTATCGTCTGCTGAGTCAGTGATCCCCAGACTCGACTTGGCTTCCGAAAGTGTGGCGTAGCTCATCAGTTGCCCACCGTCATGAGGGTGACCGTCTGGGTGCCCGAGTTGCTCACGGCATACAGTGCGTCACTGGCGCGCAGGTTGAATGTCTGAGGGCCAGCGGCTGAGTCAAGGCGCATCCCGGTGCTGCTGCTGACGGATGAGTCGCCGAGCCAGATGGTGACCTGCGTGTGCAAGTAGACGATGCAGCCGTCAACGTCAGCCTGCACGAGCAGCGTCGGCGTGGATGCGTTGATGCTTTTCTGAACGCTTGCAACTGCCATTTAGTTTCTCCCCTTGCGTGGCTTGGAGGTTGTCTTCGGGAGTGTAGCGCGCTCAGGCTCCTGCTCAAGCGTTGCACGCTCCTGCACTTGTGGAGCAGGCACTGGCACGGCGTAGCCGTGGCTGATGAGGTTGATGGCTTCGCTGGTTGGCAAGTCAATCTCGCCGCCAATGGCGGGCCATGGCTGCCCGTTGCGGGTGCCGTCTAGTCGATAGATGAGTCGCACTTTCATGTTGCCCTCCTGCTAATGGTGACGGGGAGCCGAGCCGAAGCCCGACTCCCCGCCGCCTGCGAGTCTAGTCCCGAAGGATTAGACGTTCGCGCCCTTGAACGTCTTGACGGCGTTCGGGTCAATGAGTCCCGTTGCACCACGAAGGATGCCGCGGTAGCTCACGAGCCCTGCGCCGAAGGCGAAGGAGCGGTCTGCTTCGATTGCAGGAGCGCCCGCAATCACGGTGTAGATAGCGCCAAGGTCGCCGAAGGCGATCGAGAGAGCTTCGTCACCGTTGTCAGCCAACGCGGCTGAATAGACTGGGAAGCCAAGGATCGTGTCTGGGCGAGTCTGATCGCCCGGCACGAAGATTGGGCGGCTTGCGCCGTCAACGAGTCCCATGACGCCACCAAGCGTGGTGTCGTTCATGAGGAAGCCGCGCTTCGCAGCGCGACGATACTGCTGCTTCACCGAATAAATCAGCTCGAGCAGGTTGGCATACGTCGGGGTGACGGCTGAGCCCTGCTTGCCTACGGTTGCCGCGGCAGCAACTGCAGGAGCCGCAACGGCTCCATGTGCTACTGCTAGTTCGGCAGCCAGCTTCTCAGTGGCCCATGAGGCTACGTCGAACATCTGGTCTTGAACAGTCTCGACCCCTACCTGCAAAATGCTGGCGTATTTCACCGCCGTCAAACTCAGGCTTGAGCTCGTCCCGTCGGACTCGCCGACGTTTGAGCCCTCATTCACGCTGGCTGCAGTGCCTAGAGCCGTGGTGCGCGGGAGCGCAATCACATTGCCCTTGGCAACCTGAAGCACGGTGACAACGGCTGGGTCGACGAACGGGTTGACCTGACCGGCTGTGATCCAGAAACGGTCTCCCTGCTCGACTGCCTGCGTGAAGGTCGACTTCGTGATGTCACGAAGCTCAACCTCACCACCCTCACGGGCGATGCGGCGAAGTTCAGCGGAAAGGTCGCGCGTCGACTCAGTCGCAGGAGCGAAGGCAACTGCCTTCTCCGCGCGAGCAGCGTCGGCTGCGGCACGGGCCTCAGCAGCGATCTTCTCGGACTGGATGGCGGAAGCGACAACTGACGCCTCCGAAGTAAGGGCGTCAAAACGAGCCTGAGCCTCAGCCGTAAGGGCTTCGCCCTTGGCTGCATGCTCTGCAACGATGCCCGAAGCATCAGTCAGCAGCGCGGCGCGCTTCTCAGCCAGATTCTTGATGCTGTCCATGTTGGACTCCTTCATCTCTATCTGGGTTTACACAATACGCCGAGCCACCTATCCGACGCTTCTGATGATCAGCCAGAAGAACCGTGGCGCGTGGGCTGTCGGGAGTTTATCCCTTCAACTGCTCCAACTTCAGGCGGGCTGCCACAATGGTGTGGTGCTCGCCAGCCGGGGCAGTTGCTTCAATCACTGGCTCGGGTGCTGCGCCTAGCTTGGCGCGCACTGCATCGAGCAGCGCCGTCTGATCAGCGTCAAGAGTGTTGCCAGCCTTGACGGCTTCAAGAGTCTCAACCAGAGCGTCTCCGTCCACGCCGATCTTGCTCGGCGCAATCTTGCGCACGGCGCTCAGTCCAAGCGTTGCAGGGTAGGCGGGCGTGTGTCCCGATAGGATTGAGACCTCAAGAAGCCCGACTTCAGTCAGCGTGCGACTGCCGTCTTCGTGCCACTGCTGCCCGTTTTTGGGCACGGTGAATCCGAAGGACTGGCCCATCGCCTTGGCTTCGTGCTGCAGCTTGCTGATGATTGCGGCGGCGTCTGGGTCGGCTGGGTCAAGGCGTGCTTCAACCTTGAGCCCGACCTCATCCTCAGTCAACTGCAGGCGCCCGCTCGCGGTCGTTGCCAGCATGCGGCTCTCATCATGACCATGCAAGAATCGGATCACGCGGCGCCCCTGCTCCGCCTGCTTGATTGCACGGGCGAAGGCACCCTTGGCGATTCGCTCGATGAAGGGCAGCCCCTGCGATTCGGAGTTGAAGACGGCAGCGTATCCAGTGAACGTCTTCTGTCCGTCTTCGCCTTCGGTGACCGTAAAGTCGCCAAGCGGCAGTGCGCGTGTTTCGTGCTCTCGTGCCATTGAGTTCTCCTCAAGCTGCGTCGTGCCCCCAATACTATCTGGTGAATCGTCAACTGAATCGGCGGGTGGTGTGGCACTGATTGCCAGAGCCTGCTCCGGGCTGAACGCCTTGATGCCCAAGCCTGCAGCCATGACGCGCACGTCTTCGTCATTGTCAACGGCGTATGCTATCTCGTCGGCGCCGTACTCTTCAAGGAGCAGCCCATACTTGTATGTCTTGAACGCAAGCCCAGTTTCAAACGCGCTGCCATCAAAGTCATTGAGGTGCACCTGCTCAACTCCAGCCACGCCGTACTCCTGCAGCCATGCTCGGCTTTCAGTAAGGCGGTCAATCTTTCGGGCGCTGACGACAATCAGTTCAACGTCACCCGCCATGACCTGATCGTTGAGGTGCTTGATGAGCGGCTCGTTGGGCTGATCGTTGTCAAGGATCAGCGTGCCGTCTAGGTCAACGATGACGTAGCTCACGCCTGCGGCTCCTGCCCGACCGTGCCGATGTTCAGCGGCTGGCGGAAGGCGTCACCATCAGGGCCGACTGGTGGGCGATCCTCAAGGGTGCGCACTTCGTTCAGGCTCAAGAAGCCGTTGTTGAGTGCGACGGCGTAGGAGTCGAATCGCTCCTTGGTCAACGGTCGCAGCATGCTGTCAACGTTGAACTTCAAGAAGGTGGTGTCGCCTACGATGAGCCGCTGGAAGCCTGCTTCAAGGCGAGCAATCAGCGAGCCGAGTCCGAGCATCAGCCACTCACGTGAAACAATCTCCAAGCTGTTGTATGACGAATTAGCACCCGGGAGTTGAAGCAGGTGCAGCGGGATGCCGTAGAGTCGGGCGATCGCCTGCGTGCCTGCTTCCATGTTCTCAACGATTGCCAAGTCTGATGGGTTGAAGCCCATGCTCTGATAGTCGGCGCCCCCCGTTAGGACGGCGATCTTGTGCATGTTGCGAAGCCCTTCGTGACGTCGTCCGAACGATGCGCGCAGGCTCTCTGCCTGATCCGCAGTCAGTTCCCCCGGCACGGTTACGAGCCCGCTGACGGACGCGCCCTGCTCAAAGAACTTGGCGGCGTACTCTGTCGTAGCCTTCGCAAGTCCGAGCGTTGTCTTGTGATGCTCAACTGGTGAGAGCCCGCGCAGTTCTTCGCCCACTCCGAAGAGCGTGATGTGCACGATGTCGTCAGCGGTCAAGTCAACTGCGCCCGCCGTCGTCTTCACCCGATAGACTGGCGCGCCATTCTCGCCGCGCAACACGGTCACCTTTCTCGGATCAAGGAGGCGAATCTCGACAATCTCGGCACCATCACGCAGCACCATCAAGAAGGCGTTGCCGTCAATCAGCAAGCTGCTGACCGTGCGGTGCATCAGGTCAAAGCGGGTGTAGTTCGGATTGTTTGGCACTGGGTTATCCAGCCAGCGCGGGCGGGTCACTGGGCGGCGTACACCACCATCACGGATAAAGACGCCGACGGGCATGCTTGCCACGGTGTTGGCGTAGAGCATCACGGATGCATACAAGGCCCCGATGCTGGTGGCGTTCTTCTCGTTGAGACTGGTACCAGCGGCGTCAACTTCAACGTTCCACATGCCGCCCACGGCTCGCTCTTCGCTCTGACGTCCAAGAAGACGGTCAACGATTCCCATGTGACTCCTTACAACTCAATGAACGCGACTGATGCGCGCGGCTTCTCCGCAGGTGTTGCGCCTAGCGTAGCAGCACGCCCCCACGCCATAATGGCTGCCACGCACAAGTCAATCTTCTTGCCTGCGTCCTTGCCCTTGCGCACCTGTACGCCGTAGCGCGTAGTGTACGGCGTGGCTTGGCTGACGTGCCGGGCGATGCGTGGATCACCGTCATGCTTGAGCCTTCCGTTCACCACGGCATCGTAGAAGGCAGCAGTCGCTGGGGTCATACGCGCTGGGCTCTGAGGATGCTCAACGACGGGAAGGCCCGCTTGCTGCCAGCGTTCCATGACGGACTGCCACCTGAACGGGTCGCAGTTGATCTCGCGCACGTCATACGTTTTGCAGAGTTCTTCCATGCGCATCTCGACCTCCTCAACGGGGACGCGCCAACTGAGGTCGTCGATCGGACGCTCCCACAATCCGAGCACGAAGACGGCGGAGTCAGTGGTGCGCACGCCGACGATCGCGGTGGAGTCGTTGCTGAAGGAGCCGTCGAATCCGATCACCAGCGGGTCACCATCTTGCAGCTGCAGGCTGGTGTCGGCGCAGGCGTCCCACGTCCCAGCAGGCAAGAACGCTTGTCCAGATGCAGCGAACTGGTTCAGGCGCTTCGTCCGAAACTCCGCCTCAGGGGTGCGCATCTTCGCTGAGGTCAAGTCTTCAAGGCTTAGCAGTGGCGGCGTTGAGAGCAGTCCGGGGTTGGCTTGCGCCCACTTCTCGGGGTGCGTGTAGGCGTCTTCGTCGGCTTCGTACCACGCCATCCCAAGCGTCGGGTCGTCATGCTCGCCCGTGATGCGACGGCGTGCCAACTGGTAGAGCGTGAACGCAATGGAGTCCATGCCCGTCTGATCCGTGCGCTGCCCAGCCGTGGTAATCGCCAAGAAGAGCGGGCTGCGTCGGGCGCCCATGGAGAGCGAGAGCACGTCAAACAAGTCACGGTTGGGCCATGCTGCCAACTCATCTGCCAGCACTAGCGTGGCGCTGAGTCCTTCTTTCGTGTATGCCTCAGACGACAACGCGCGCCAGATGGTGCCCGTGGGCTTGAACTCCAGCGTGTCACGGAAGACTCGAATCTGCTCAGCCAGCATGGGGCTCATCTCAACTGCGCGCTTGGCGTGTGCCATGACGAGCTTCGCCTGATCACGGTCGGCAGCAGCCGAGTAGATTTCACCACCCTGATCGCCGAAGAGTCCAAGCGCCAGCGGCACCGTTGAGAGCAGCGCCGTCTTCCCGTTCTTGCGGGCTGCGCCCACCATGAAGAAGCGGTGCGTGTAGGTGCCGTCTGCCTTGCGTGCTAAGGCGTGGCGCAGCAGGTTGCGCTGCCATGGTCGGAAGGTGATCGGCTCGCCTGAGAGTCCGCCGATCGAGTCCTTGGCGATGGGCACCAGTGCCTCACCAAAGTCAGCCACTTGATCGCCCTGCGAGCGGTCAAGGTCAGCCTGCGCAGTAGGCGTCAGCCAGCGCGGGGGCCAGTCGGGAGTGCTGCGAACTTCTCCCGAAACTCTTCGAGCAGCGTCCTTGCCTGCACCATTGCGATGCCGAGCCTTGCGCGGTCGCTCGGCGTCAGTCCCAGTGAGCTCATCCACTTGTAGATTCTCTCCTCCGTTGCGGTGCGCATCCCCCAAGCCGGGTGAGCGTAGGCGTAGCCCTTGTCCGTGTAGAGTACTACGCCGTCGACTTCCAGCCGCGCAGTCAGTTGCGCCAGCATCTGCTCATCCTTGCAGAGCATCGTCAACGCTTCGCGGTCGGACTCGGCAAGCCAGTCGCACGCCGACGTGATGCGCAGCCAGACGCCCTGACCTACGGGGTCAAGCCCCTCAGGCAGCGTCAGATTGTTCAATGGAGCCACGCCAGCGCCCTGCTTGGCGGGCATGCGTGACGGCTTCAACGTGCCACGCTTCGCCTTGATTTCGTTCGGCACCGGTTTAGGCGACGCCATAAAACCCCCACCCCCCACGGTTGGACACGCACACGCGGGGCTCGTCGCTGGATACCTTG